CAGTAGCAAGGCATACGGTATGAATCTGGTCATAGTAGACGGCGGCAAGTACAAGGACATGATCGCCGGAAGGATGCGCAAGCCGAACGGGCGCGGCAGTTGGATGGTATACGCCGGGTGCGACCAGGAATACGCGGAGCAGGTAACGGCGGAGCACAAGATCAACGTAAAAAGCGGCAACAAGGTCGTCCAGGTTTGGGTGCCGAAACACAGCCACGCCGACAACCACTACTTAGACGCCGAGGTCTACGCTTTAGCGGCGGCCGACACATTAGGCGTCCGGATGCTTCACCTGCAGACCATACAGGAGCAGGCAGAGGCAGCAGCACCACCGAAACAAGAAAACAAGCCGACGCAGGAGGAGAACTGGATCCGACAAAACGAAGGCTGGATAACTTAAGGAGGGATCATTTATGGCAATGACAGCGGCGCAGAAATTGGAGCGAGTAGACGCAGCCATAGACGCCATTTTAAGCGGCGGTCAGTCCTACAAGATAGGATCGAGACAGCTCACCCGCGCCGACCTTTCCAAACTATACGAGATGCAGCAAGACCTGCAGGCGCAAGTAAACGCAGGCACGCCCGGACTTCTGGACGATTGCTACGTCGCCATGTTTGACGGGAGGTAAACGGTATGGGTAATTTTTTAGACAACATTATAGGCTGGATAAGCCCGGAATGGGGAACGCGCCGGGAAGCCTGGCGCCAGACCTTAGAGCAACAGCGGCATTATGACGCCGGAGGCTACGACAGATTAAACGCCGGGTGGGTTGCATATAACCAGTCCGCCGAGTTTACGGACCGGTACAGCCGGGAAACCGTAAGAGCCAGGGCGCGAGACTTAGAGCGCAACAGCGACATGGCCAACAGCGTGATCGGAGCTTATAAGCGTAACATTGTAGGCCTCGGCGTAACCCTGCAGGCAGGAACACCGAGCGAACGCCTTAACGAGCAAATAGAGGACGCCTGGAAGGATTGGTGCCGCCGCCAGAATTGCGACGTAACCGAAACGCAGAGCTTCTCACAGATGACGCGGATGGCGGTGGAGCGCAAGAAGGTAGACGGAGGAATCCTTTTTAAGAAATGCTACCTTAAGGGCGGCGTCGTTCCGTTCCGCCTGCAGGCGTTGGAGGTTGACGAGTTGGACACAACCGCCATGACGCCGCACAACAAAAATAACAGAGTAGTCGGAGGCATTGAGTACAACAGTTACAACAAGCCCATGGGCTACTGGATTAAGCAGTATAGCATAGACGGCTTCACGAGTATGGAGCCGGTATACGTTCCGGCGAAGGACATGATCTTCATTTATACGAAGCGGCGCCCTTCACAGATCCGGGAAATGAGCGACTTAAGCCCGACCGTTACCAGGATAAGGGACGCAAACGAGTTTATGACGGCGGTCAGCGTTAAGGAGCGTATAGCCGCCTGCCTATCCGTTTTCATTAAGAAAACCATACCGACGACGGGAATCGGACGAGGCGGGGCGCAGGTTCCGCACGCAGCAGCGCCGGTCAGCTACGAGGGTAAGACCATAAGCCCCGGCATGATAAAAGAGCTTAACGCGGGCGACGAAATACAGGTCGTAAACCCGACCGGACAGGCAACCGACGCCGCAAGCTACGTTAAGCTGCAGCAGAGGCTCGTCGGAGCCGGGCAGGGCTTAAGCTACGAGGCAACAAGCCGCGACATGAGTCAAAGCAATTACAGCAGCGCACGCCAGGGAATCATAGAGGACGAGCAGACCTACATCGAGGACACCGAACTGTTTAACGAGTTCCGCGACGAGGTATACGAAACCTTTATTATTTCCGGCGTTCTTTCCGGGCTTTTCGATATTCCCGATTTTTGGAATCCGGAAAAGAAAAAGAAATACCTGGCCCACAGTTGGGTGGCAGCGCCTAAGCGCTGGATTGATCCACTTAAGGAGGTCCAGGCCATGAAGATCGCAGTACAAACCGGTCAAAAGACTTTTCAGCAGGCAGCCGCCGAAAACGGCAAGGATTGGAAAGATCAGATTGACGACATGGTCGAAGTTATAGAGTACGGCCGGAAAAAAGGTATTGAGTTAGGAGGTGTAATTTATGACAGGGATGCGAAAGAGCTTACCCCAGACGACGAGGACGACGACAACGCCGGTGAGAACATACCGCCAGAGGGCGCAGGAGCCCCAGGAGGACAAGAAACCGGACAAGCCGAAGGACAAGCCGGAGGAGGACAAGAAACCGCAGGACAAGCCCCAGGAGAAGCCACAGGCGGACAAACCGGAGCAGGCGTCCAGCCAGCCGCCCAAGAAGGGCAGCAAGGCACTAACGCGGGAGCTTAGCGGCGCACGAATTAAAGCCCTGGAGGGCGAAGGAAACGAGCGCAAGTTTGAGCTTAGCTTTTCTTCCGAGGAGCCATACAACAGAGGCTGGTGTATTGAGATATTAGACCATACACCCGGAGCCGTAGACCTTACCCGTCTTAACGAGATAGGCGTCCTTTTATTCAACCACAAGAGAGACAGCGTCCTCGGTAAGATTGAACGGGCGTGGATCGACGGAGGCAGGGGCTACGCAGTCGTAGAGTTTGACAGCGACGAAGCGGCCGAGGTTGTTTATCAGAAAGTAAAGAGCGGAACCCTTAAAGGCGTTTCCGTTGGCTACCAGATAGAATCCATTGAGGAGGTCATGCCGAACGGCGTAAGCGCGGACGGCAGATTTAAAGGACCTTGCGACGTCGCAAGGAAATGGAGCCCTTACGAAATTTCAATCGTAAGCGTTCCGGCGGATCCAACCGTCGGCGTTGGCAGAGATTACGAGCCAGCACAGGAAACAAGGAAGCGCGCGCCGTCACTCCATGAGCGGCAGCTTCAAATAAATCACAACATACTTTTATAGGAGGTAAGAAAGCATGAACAAGAAACAGCAGAGAGCCATGAAGATCGCCGCACAGCAGGCGCTTGTAAATGGCGCACAGACTGCAGGCAGAGAGCTGACCGCAGAAGAAAGCGCGCAGTTTGACAACTTGCAGAGGGAAATCGACGCTTTAACACTTGAGATCGAAGCGGAGGAGCGTCAGATGGGACAGCCGGCCGGACAGGCAGCAGGCACCCAGCAGACCGGAGCACCTGCAGAGGGACAGAGAGACCTCGGCGGAAACGACGGCGTGCAGAGAGCAATCGCAGCAGAGCGCGAGAGAGTACAGACGATCAGCGACTTATGCCGCGAGTTTAACGTAGACGGAAGCGGCTACATTAAGGACGGCGCCACCGTTGAGCAGGTAAGAGCAGCCATCCTGGAGGGCATGAGACAGACCGGAACACCGGCAAGGGTACAGGTCACAAGAAGCGAGGAGGACACCTTTAGAGCAAGGGCAACCGACGCGCTCTTAATGAGAGCAGGCGTGCAGGTACAGAGCCCCGCAGAAGGAGCCGAGCAGTTCAGAGCTATGAGCTTAAGAGACCTCGCGATCGAGTGCTTAGGCAGAGACGGGAGAAACACCGGAGAACTTCTTAGAATGAGCTCCGACGACCTTTACACAGAGGTTACAAGACAGTTTTACAACCCTACTGCTGCCTTCCCGGCTATTCTGGACCAGACGATCAGAAAGAGCATTGTGCAGCTTTACAACCAGGTACCTACAACCTTCCAGGCGTTCACTTCCAAGGGAACACTGAAAGACTTTAAGGAGACCGCAGACCACGAGTACGTGATCGGAGGCGTTGGCGACTTCGTTAAGGTTCCGGAAAACGGAGAGATTAAGCCGGACAAGCCGAGCACAGAGCTGCTGCCTACCCGTAAGCTTGACACCTACGGAAAGCAGTTTAGTATGACGCGCCAGGCATTTATTAACGACGATATCGGTTTTTTAACAGAGGTTCCGGGATTGTACGCAACCGCAGCAAAGAAAACTATTGATAAGCAGGTGTACAGCCTTCTTTTCAATAACGCTAAGATCTTCGACGGCGTAGCGCTTTTCGACGCTAAGCACAGAAACGTCGTTAAGACAGCGGCCAAGCCTTCGCAGGCTTCGATCCAGGCTATGATCCTTAAGATGCAGCAGCAGAAAGATCAGTTCGGCGAAGCTATTTACGTTACACCGCGTACCATTGTCGTGCCGGTTGGTTACGAGTTCGATCTGAGCGTGATCCTTCATTCTACCCAGGTTACGGGCAGCAACAACAACGACATTAACCCGCTGTACAACTATCCTTTACAGATCGTACAGAGCCCGGTGCTTAACGGTTTGGCAGGAGAAAACGCGTGCCCATGGTTCATGTTCGCAGACGCAGCCAGCACCAGAGGCATCCAGGTCGACTACTTGAACGGACAGGAGACTCCGACCGTAAGACGTATGGAGGTTCCGGGTACTTTA